ACCAAGAGCGTAAAGCAAAGCACCCAATCACCAAGCGTTATATTGAAGTGATTGAACACATTGGTAAGATTCAAAATCAGATTCATAACTTCACCACAATGTGTATGGGTACGGTTCACGAAGATGTGCGTCACGTGTTTCCAACTGCTCCTGTTTATGATATGTGGTCAAGAGCAGGTAATCTTGTTGGTGAAATGATTATGAAACCCGAACTGCTTGAAAGAAAAGCAGAATGGAAGATTGCCAATCACGGAGAAAAACAAATGACCTGTGGTTGCCTTGAGAAGATGTACCATAATGTAATGCTACCCAACGGAGATGTTTCTCTCTGCTGTATGGATTATGGTCTGAAGCATATTCTTGGAAATCTTTATAATCAAGACTATGAGGATATTGTTCCAGAAAATAACCAATGCTTTGAACTTTGTCGCCTTTGTGAGAACGCTGTGGAACCATGAGATATACATTAGATAATCAGACAATTAATTCACAACCAAGTCCAACACTCTGGGTCATTGATAATTTTTATCAAGACCCAATGGCAATCCGTGAGTTTGCTTTAAGTCAGGATTTTCATTTTAGTGACTATCATCGTGGTAGAAGAACTGAAGATCAGTTTGAGATTCCTGGAACGAAAGAAGCATTTGAAAGTATTATGGGAATGAAAGTGTCTCATTGGATGGAGACTCACGGTATGTGTGGACGTTTTCAGCATTGTACTTGTGAAGATGCTCTGGTCTATCACGCTGATGCTCAGACCTGGGCTGCGACTGTTTATCTGACTCCTGATGCTCCTTATGAGTGTGGCACTTCTTTGCTTGCTCATAAGAAGACTGGTATTCGTCACGTGAACACTGAAGGATCTGATGTAATCTGGGCAAACAAACACTTAGATCCGACACCTTGGGATCATATTGATGTTGTTGCGAATGTGTTCAATCGTTTGGTAATATGGGATGCCAAGTGCCCTCACACTGCTTCTAAATATTTTGGTTATGATAAGTATGATTCAAGACTGTTTCATATGTTCTTTTTTGATACTGAATAAATAACTAAAACTATTTGATGGCGGATGGCTAATAATAGAGAACTAGCACAGTTTGGTTCTTATGTCACGATAAATGAATCCGATAATACAGTTGGTGTAGGAACTTCTGTAATTGTAACTGGTGGCGTTTTTGTTGGTGGAGTTCAGGCAATTAGACCTAACGGAACTTGGGGTGGTTCTTCTGCTGGTATTCAGGGAGCTACTGGTATTCAGGGAACCGCAGGTACTCAGGGCATCACCGGAGCACAGGGAACAACTGGAACTCAGGGAGCAACTGGTTCTCAAGGTACATCTGGTGCTCAAGGTGCCATTGGAACACAAGGAGCAACTGGTTCTCAAGGTACTACAGGTACTACAGGAACACAAGGTACAACCGGAACCACAGGATCAACAGGTGCTCAAGGAGTAACTGGTATTGGTCCTCTTTTATTTACTTCAAATGCTACAGGATCTAATAGAAGTTTGAATGGAGATAGTGGATGGCAAACTCATTTAAGTGGTACTGTCTCACTTTCAAAAACATCTAATATTTTAGTAATTGCTACTTTTAGTATGACTTATGAAGTAGGATCAGTTCAATCAATGTGTAGATTGATATTTAATGGCGGTGATTATGGAGGATTTTGCTTTTCAAAACAATCAACGGCAAATATGGGAGGATCTGCGTCAGGAACTTGGACTTTTTCAAATTTTGGCGCTGGCAACTATTCTTATGAACTTCAAGTAAGAAACACTCAAGGTGGTACTACCACTATATGTAATTATTGGGATGGTGGTCTAGGTGACAGCTATTCTAGAGACACAATTATGTTTATCTATCAATAACTATGAATATAATTTTATACAACAAAGCAATTCAAAATATCTTTCCAGGAGTTGGATACACTCTTGAAGGAACTGATTATTCTACTTTAGGATTTAATACTGGCAGAACCACTTCAAACGGAACTACCATATATTCTTGGACTACAGATGAAGATTATTCTGGACCAACAGAAGAGCAAATTCTAGTTGAGTATCAAAGAATATCTGAAGAAGAACCAATGAGACTTCTTCGTATTGAAAGAGATAAACTACTCGCTGAAACTGATTGGGTCACTATGAGATCTTATAGTACCAATACTCCAGTTCCAGAAGAATGGGCAACGTATCAACAAGCACTAAGGGACCTTCCAGAAACAGCAGATCCTGTTCTAGATCCTACAAGTCTTTTAGGTATTTCTGGTGTTGACTGGCCAGTTAAACCACAATAAATAACTAAAAAATTATAAGATGTCCAATACTAGAGAACTATCTCAATTTGGTTCCTATATTTCTATTAATGAAACTGATAAGACAGTTGGCATTGCGACAACCGTAACTATCGGTTCTGGTGGTCTTTATGTAGGTTCTGTCCAAGCAATTCGTCCTGATGGAACTTGGGGTGGTTCTCTAGCTGGTATTCAAGGCACTCAGGGTGTTCAAGGAACTCAAGGTACTCAAGGTGTTCAAGGTACTCAAGGCGTTCAAGGAACTCAAGGTGTTCAAGGAACGACGGGAACTCAGGGTACTCAAGGAATACAAGGTGTTCAAGGTGTACAAGGAACTACTGGAGCACAAGGAACAACCGGTTCTCAAGGCACTACTGGGACACAAGGAACTACAGGAACTCAAGGAACATTAGGAACTCAAGGTGCTACGGGTCCAACTGGTGGTACAAGTGGTCAGGTTCTTTATAATTCTGGTGGCACTGCTACAAGTTCTAGTAATTTACAATTCAATGGAACAGATTTAACCATTGGATCAACCGTAAGAAATAGTTCTGGAAGAATCATTTTGAGGCAGTCTCAAAGCATTCTTCAAGTCGTTTCAACTATAAAAACAAACACTTTTTCAACCACATCTGATAGTATGACTAATGTGACCGGATTAAGTGTTTCTATAACACCGACAAGTACATCAAGTAACATTTTAGTTTGTTATAGTGTTCATATGGGACAGAATGCACAATATTATTTGTCTGCTGGTGATATAACTAGAAATGGAAGTCAAATCGCAATTGGTGATGCTGATGGAAGTAGGCAGAGAGCAACTTTTGGAACACAAGATGGTGGAGGTATTCACGGTGCAACTTATTGTTATTCCGGACAATATTTAGACTCCCCTTCTTCAACTTCTTCACTAACATATCAAATTAGAATTAGATCAGAGGGTGGAAATACTGTTTGGGTAAATAGAGGAAATGAAGCTGATGGGGATCAGTCTTTCACTCAAAGATTAGTTTCTATGATTACTTTATTGGAGGTAGCAGGATAATGGATATTACATACGCATTACAATCACTAAGACCAAAAGCAAAATGGTCTTTAGATGGATCCGAATACGAAGGTCTTATATGGTTAGACGAAAACCAACTTAAACCAACGGAAGAAGAAATAATTCAAGAAATAGAGAATCTTAAAGCAGCAGAACCAATGAGGAGATTAAGAGTTTATAGAGATAAACTTTTAGCAGAAGTTGACTGGGTTACAATTAGATCTTACAATCAAGGTGTTCCTGTCCCAGAAGAATGGGTTCAATATTGTCAAGCACTAAGAGATCTTCCAACAACGGCAACACCTACTTTAGATCCTACAAGTAAAATTGGGATTTCTGGTGTTGACTGGCCAGTTAAACCACAATAAATAACTAAAAAGTTTCAATGACGAAAGCAACTGAGCTAGCACAATTTGGTGGATTAATAAATGTCATTGGTAGTGGAACTGCTGCGAAAGTTGGTATTGGAACTACTCTAGACATCACTGGTGGTATAGCAGTTGGTGGTGTTCAAGTTATTAGTACTGCTGGAGTTTGGCAAGGTTCCTCCGCTGGTATTCAAGGAGCACAGGGAACGACTGGTATTCAGGGTGCCACTGGTTCTCAGGGAACTACTGGAGCACAAGGATCAACTGGTTCTCAAGGAACTACTGGAACTCAGGGAGCAACTGGTCCAACTGGAGGTTCCAATACTCAAATCCTATATAATTCTGGTGGAACCGCTACTGGTTCTGCTAATATGACTTTTGATGGCACTAGACCAACTTTTGCTACTTTAAGAACCGACAATATTCTTCCTTCAGGTGGTCTTCCTGGTGGTGCTAGTGGTGGTGGGATTATACAAGTCGTTACCTATCAAGAGGGATCAAAGTTTTCGCAAACTGTAGGGGAAGGAAGATCTAACTGGACAACCATATCTAATTTTAATGTAACTATAACACCAAGATCAACTAGTAATAAAGTATTATTAATGGTTGATATGATTTTTGGTAAAGACCCACAGCACTATTATCTTAGTGCGTTTAGATTTTTAAGAAATGGATCAGTTATTAGTGGGGCTTTAGGAAATGCTAGAACCAATTTTGAACCATCAACTATGGCTTTTCAACGTGGATCTTTTGACAATAACGGTGCTAATTTTACGAATTTTAAATATCTTGATTCCCCATCAACTAGTTCGGCAACAACTTATGCTATTCAGATAGCTGGAGAAGGTGGTACATTTTATATGAATAGACCCATTCTTGATTATGATAATACTAATTACTCTCATCAACCAATTTCAACTTTCTACGCTTACGAAATATCAGGATAATGGACATTTCACACGCTTTAAGATCTCTTGAACCAAATGCTATGTGGGTCGTAAGAGACGACGATTACGATCAAATTGAATGGTTATCACCTGAAATTCCAAAACCAGATTGGAATCAAATTGAAAATAAAATAGAGGAATTAAAACAAGTTCAAGCGATGAAATTCTTAAGGGAAGAAAGAGATAGATTGTTAAAAGAAACTGATTGGGTAGTAATTAAATCTCAAGAATCTGGTGAGCCAATTCCAGAAAAATGGAAAAAATATAGACAAGAATTGAGAGATTTACCCTTAACAAGTGATCCAATCATTGATGGCAATATGGCACCCATTTATATTAATAATGTTGATTGGCCAGTTAAACCACAATAAATAACTAAAAAATCATAATGGCAGCGTTAGATTTTCCATCTAGTCCATCTTTAAATCAGATTTACAGTGCCAATGGTAAAAGATGGCAGTGGAATGGAAGTAGTTGGATAAGAATACCTGATCCAGGAACACAAGGTATTCAAGGCATTCAAGGAATTCTGGGTATTCAAGGTACTCAAGGTACTCAGGGAACTGAAGGAAACTTTGGTGGTGCTACATTTGACTATACTTTTGATAGCAATACATCAGATAGTGATCCAGGAACGGGAAGATTAAAATTAAATAATGCTTTAGTATCAAGTGCTTTTGAACTTTATATTGATGATCAGGATGATAATGGAACTGATATTCAAGACTACTTAAGATCTATTGATGACTCTACCTCTACGATCAAGGGTCATTTCAAGATCTCAAATAGATCTAACCCATCAGATTTTGCTCTCTTTGCGATCATTGGAGCAAGTCTAGAAGGCACTGGATACTTTACGGTTCCTTGTGGTATTAGTACCGCTAGTGCTTCATCATTCTCAAATAATGAAGATGTTATTATCACTTTCGCAAGAACTGGTGACAAGGGAACTCAAGGAACTCAAGGAACTCAAGGTATACAGGGAACTCAAGGTATACAGGGAACGTTTGGCACTCAAGGTGCTCAAGGCACTCAAGGCACTCAAGGCACTCAAGGTCTTCAAGGAACTACAGGAACTCAAGGTACTCAAGGAACTAACTTTAACAGAACAGAATATAACTACACAGCAACACCAGGACAAACAACATTCAACGCCAATTACGTTGATGGAACTGATATAGATGTTTATGTCAATGGTGTTCACTTAACTCCATCAGATTATACGGCAACCAATGGAACTCAGGTAATATTAAGTACTGCTGCCACTGGTGGTGAAATTGTAGATATTACAACCTTTGAATCTGCCGGTCCTCAAGGTGTTCAGGGTATCCAAGGTGCTCAGGGATTTGGTCTTCAAGGTATTCAAGGTGTTCAGGGTGCTCAAGGAATACAAGGATCTCAAGGAATACAGGGTGCTCAAGGAATACAGGGTCCCCAAGGTTTTAATGGAACTATAGGTACACAAGGTCCTCAAGGTATTCAGGGTGTTCAGGGAACTAGTTTTAACCGTACAGAATATAATTACACTGCCACAAATGGGCAAACAACATTCAGTGCGACTTATGCCGATGGAACTGATATTGATGTTTATGTCAATGGTGTACGTCTGACTCCTGCTGAATATACTGCGACAAATGGAACTTCCGTTGTTTTAGGAACTGCCGCTGTTGGTGGAGAAATCGTTGACATTATAGCGTTCAGTTCTGCTGGACCACAAGGTATTCAAGGTATTCAAGGTGCTCAAGGATTTGGTCTTCAGGGGATTCAAGGTGTTCAGGGATCTAACTTTTCAAGAACCAATTATAGTTTCACAGCAACATCATCACAAACGACATTTAGTGTAACGTATAATAGCGGAACGAACATTGATGTTTATGTCAATGGTGCTCACTTAGGACCATCAGACTACACCGCAACAAATGGAACTGATGTTGTTCTAAACGATCCATTAAACTCTGGAGACAGTGTAGAAATTAGTACCTATCAGTCTGGTGGTCCTCAAGGTATTCAGGGAATACAAGGTCTTCAAGGCACAACAGGTACTCAAGGACTCCAAGGTGCGACTGGTACTCAAGGCATTCAGGGTATTGCTGGAATTCCTGGAGAAACCAAGTGGGCAACAAACACTGCTGGTATTTCTACAACCGCTGAAGTTGGAATCAATACAACGACTCTTGATAACGCAGCACTCACTGGTGTTGGTAACTCATTCCAAGGTCTTTATATTTCAAACGGAATGGTAGTGATGGATAATAATTTAAACGGCAATCATTACATTGGTACTGCTTTCAATGGTCTGATGGCAGGACCTGTAAATGTCAATGGGTCTCTGACGATTGATGGAGTTTGGGTCGTCGTATAAATATTCAAAACTGGAAGTCTTATTATAAGATAGATGGCAATAATTAACTTCAACAGTATTTCTGGTGTTAGCACGATCTCGGTAGCGAGTTCAATTACTGTTGGAAATGTTGCGATTACAAGCACCACCATTACTGCTCCGACTTTTACAGGTAACGTTACTGGTAACCTAACTGGTAATGTAACGGGAACCGTTAATTCAACAAGTGGTATTACAACGGTTACGCAATTAAATGTCGGCATTGGTGGGACTGTTATTACTACAACTGTTGGTGGTTTGTTGGGTATCGGAACAAATAATCCTTATGGAAAGACTCATATAGAAATAAATGCAGCGGCAGGCACTGGATCTGGAAATGCTTGTGCCTTGTGGTTAAAAAATGCAAATCAAACTGCAAATAATTCCGCAACTATTTTTGCTGGTAATGATAGTAGTGCTGCTTGTGCTGCCATTAATTTTGTTCACGCAAATTATTCAAATAATCAAGGATTTATTAGTTTTGATACCAGAGAAAATGCTCTAACATATAATTCTAATGCATTTAAAATTGATGCTTATGGTAGACTAACCGCTCCTTATCAACCTTGTTTTCTTGCGTTTAGGGGCGGAACTCAAACCTATTCATCATATAATACCATAATTTTTAATGATGAAGTATTTGATCAGGGTTCAAATTATAATTCATCAACTGGAATTTTTACCGCTCCCGTAACTGGGAGATACTTATTTTTAGCAACAGTTTTGGTTCAAAGTTCATCTACTGGAAATGACTATGATATTGAATTAAATACTAGCAATAGAGGTTATTTTGGTGCTCCAGGTAGAACTGAAACTGCATCAGGAACTTCTTGGGGTGATGGGTATATAGCTCATGCAGTACAACAAATTG